CTCCAAGGCTCACAGGGAACCCCATCGGCGTGTGGAACCGAATCCGTTGCTGTTGCTTCATGCAGGCCTTAGAGACGGCCTTAAGCCACGCTTGCAGTTCGATGCAGCTGCGCATCCGCTCACTGATCACCAGATGCAGCTTCTGGCTCAGATACTGCGCTGGCCACACATACTCTCGATCCCAGGAATCCAGATCGACCATTGGCGTGCGGTCCATTAGAAACGCCGTCAGAAATTCGACGATGCCCCAGTGGGTCGCCCCATAGATCGTCGTTAAACAAGGATGCTTTGTGAGTGATCTGTCGATCGGGTGCTTCAGCCACAGCTCTGCCATCCGCGCTGATCTGAAATCAAATCCCTGCAGATCTTTCTGCAGCAGCAATTGCAGATCTTCTGCCACCACGGTGTAGAGATCTACCGGGGATTGATGATCCCAAATGATGTTGGTTAAATAGGCCAACTCTCTGTCTCGGGTGAGACAGGAGACGATCCCCACACCACTGCTGCACTGGTCAAACCTGACCGGCGTATGCAGTTTCCTCGCTGGATTTAGCAGGTATTGATTGATAGCTCGGGCCGCCTGCAAAAACTGCCAAGGGTCTGACGCCTCCTTCCACAGATCAAGCCGATCCAGTGGCTCCTGCACCACCGCGCTAATCAGATGCAGGTTGTCCTTCCCCCACTGCAGCCGCTCTTCCCACGTTTTCTTGCTCAGTCCGTAGTGGCCGGCCGCGGCCATCAGCAGGTGATCGAATCCCTTCTCGTCAGTGGATTCACCATCGTGGAACTCCACGACACCCTTGCTGTAGTCCGGCCCCTGGTGCCCCACCAGCCGCGATGACACGTAGGTGCGACCGCGGAAATCCTTGTCATGCTCAAGCCAGATCGGACGGTCCACCACCTCCTCGGCCTGACGCAGTGATTCCTCAATCCGTGCACGCTTCCGTGCATCCTGCGATGACCTGAACTCTCTTGGATCCGGGTCACGGCTGACCGGGAACAGCGGCAGGTTCTCGTCCCAGGCCTGACGCTGAACGTCCACCATCCATGGATTGACGCGCATCGTTTGGCCTTCCAGCCGATTCACCACTTCGATCTGCGTTGCACAGCTGTGTGGATCGATGTGACTGAGATCCATCGGCTTGCGGCTGGACACCAGCGGCTTGCCATCACGGAACACATCGGTCCACGGTTCCAACGGCAGCAGCGATGGCAGCCGTCGAATCGGCAGCGCCCGTGGCGGCTCACTACGAATCAGCTCCTCCACCTCCGCGGTCGGCCGAACTAATAATTTCTTGCCCTGCTGCACCTCTTCGATCAGCTGCGTGCTGGAGATCAGGATGTCCAGCAGCAAGCACCCGAGCTCTCGTTTTTCCTGGACCGTCCAGCTCGACGGTGCTACCTGCAGCTTTCGCATCGTCTCCTTGCTGACTGCCTTCTTGCCGAACTTTTTTCGCACCAGACCCAGCAGCAGGGTGCCTTTGGTGTCATGGATGACGGTGCCATTGAGCTCGTCCTGAAGCGCTCTGCCAATGACTGCCCCGAGCTTTTTCTTGTCGTTGATCGTGCTGATTCGATCGATTACTGGCGTCAGCACCACCACCGCAATTCCGCGTGGACCACGACTGCAGAAGTGCAGAAGAAGCTCCCAAACGCTGTGGTGCCTGCCTGCGCTGTAAGGGTCAAGAATCTTGCGTGCCAGAAACAGATTGATGCCCTGGCTGAACAGCTCGGCGTAGTTTGCAAACAGTGCCGCGCCGTAGGACGTTCGGCTTTCTTTGCCGCGTGATTTCAGCTCTGAATGTTGGTTCTGCGCTCTTTCCGCAGCTCGGCGCACCTCGCGGATTTCACGGGTTTCCTGGAATCGCCTGGTCTGCCTGAGATCAGAATTCACGTATTTACTGGCTGCTTGCGGCTTCCAAAGCATTGCAATTGTGCAGACATTTGGGAAGGAGTATCAGCAACCCGAAAGAACCCAGTTCTGAAAAGTGTTTTGCACCTGTGCAAGGTCAATAAATCGCCTGATGCAAGCGATTCTGTTCTCTCTAAAACCAGTGCACAACTGAAAAGCAAAAAACCAAACACGTCTAAAAAAGCAGCCAATCGGCAGCCAGCAAGCAGCCAAAACTAAAAATCGCCCAAACAGGCGATCAGCGATATTGGCGTTGATATTGAGAGAGCAAATACTTCAAACGCTCGATTGTCTGAAGTGCTTCAGCAGCGACAAGGTACGGGTCAGCACCGTCCTGTATCAGCTCTCGTTTCAATCGTCTGGTATCGATTGTGCAGTCCACTTCAGGCATTGGGCCTCCGTGTTTCTACACACGCAGGGTAACAAACTGATACAACTTGCAAGTTCATCCATACTGAGGACAGATGTTTACACCTGTGCACAGTGCCTGATCTCAATGGAGAGCTTGAGGAACTTCATGCGGCTGTTGTCCGCGCTGTTCGCGATCGCATTGAATCCAACCCCGATGTCGAAAACGACGATCTTCGGGTCGCCCTCCAGCTCCTCAAACAGAACAGCATCACCGCGTCACTCGACAAGGATCAGGCCGCTGAACTGAAAAGCAAGATGGCCAGCAAGCTGGACTTCTCAGCACTCCAAGGAAAGGTGGTGCCGATCAAAGGTGGCGAATCGAAACACCACGCCTGACACCGCCATAACTGCGACCGATCGTTTTACGCGGCAAACCCATGGCCAGCGCATCAATGCTGGCCCCGGTTTCATCAGATGCCATCTCGATCTGGTTTTGCCACAGCTCATATGCACGCTCTGACGCTTTCAACTGTTGATCCTGCGCCGCTGCTTCCGAAAAGAACTGCACCGCAAGTGCCAGCGCATCAATGCGGTCGTCCTTAGAAAGTGCATTTCTCTCCTCTGTAATTCTCGACATCTGAAACAGAAGGCTGCGTTCGTGGCCTCCTTCAGTGCTGCGTTCAGCCTCCAGATAATCCTTGCGAATCAGCTCGCTACTCACCACCAACTTGTGCTGCTGGATGACAGGACCGAGCACCTGGCAAATCCGGCGTTCCTTCTGCATCGAGACAGAAACCGATTCGATTCCACACGGGTGGATTTTGTTCATCACCGGGCTCAGAACTGCTTCAAACAGACCAGCACCAAAGTTCTTCTCTGCAACTATCTGCGAGACGTTCCAACGCTTTGCCCTCATGGCCAGCATCTTCAATACTTCCTCGGCGTAGCCGAGCACCGATCCCCCGGCTTCAAGCAAGAACAGATTGCCGTTGAGTTCAGCCATGACTGCATAGGCCAGCTCGTCAGACCGAGCACCACCGCGACCAGCTGGGTCAATCGCCATCACGCAGCGCCAGGTTTCATCCGACGACACCCAGCCCTGCGTCACCATCGGACGGTGAAAATACCTATCAGCCCCGAGTCCAGTGCAGACGAGATCCTGGATCCGCTGATCTGGTCCTGACGCCCAGGTGACAACTTCCGGCAATGCCTTGCCGTCGAGATCCATCACGATCAGATCACCCAGCCGCAGTGGGTATTTCTCCAGAGTGGAGAGTCTGCAATTGAGCTGATACTGCAGCTGCACCGATGAACGAGTCATCGACATCTCGCGTTTCAGCAGCTCGTCATGACCGAATCGCTCAGGATCAGTCGGCTCACCAACAATCTGCGGATCGCATTCCACCTCCGCAGCAATTGCTGGAGACAAGCAATCCTCGTAGGCATCCCAGTCTTCTGAGTTGGGATCTGGGTATCTGGCCGGCCACATCCTGGCCTTGTAATTTCTTTCTCGTCTAAGCCGGAGATACAGGCTTGATTCCAGGTGCGGTGTGCCCAGAAAGATCGTCTGCCGTGGCAGCTCACCTTCGACCGCAGGTTTTCTGATTGCTTCGAGCTCAGTCACGGCCGCGGCCAATCGTTCCTGCTTCAGAACCGTGATTGAGTTGGAGAGGGTCTCAATGTCATCTCCGATCGCAACCGTGCAACGCTTACCGGTCAGAGACGGTGAAAGGATTCCAACTGCGCGGACTGACGGGCTTTGATCAACAACTGATGGGCCGACATCCCAGGCATTGACTGATCCACGGCCATCAGGCAACGGCTGCAATGACTGGAGGATGTCAATATCCCGCACCAGCCGCAGCATGAACGTGCTGATCTCAATGGCCTTATCCGCCGTTGCCCCCACCAGGAGAACCTTTTCACGGAACGGATCGCGTCTTAAACGCCACAAGGCGTAGACCGAAGTAAGAAATGATTTGCCGCATCCGCGATAGGCAGTAACTATCTGTCTATCAGGTCCGTTCTCCAGATAATCAAGGATTCCGAGTTGTTGTTTGGTGGGAGTATCCGCCAGGTTCAGTTCCCTGAGGATATAAGTCGTGAAATGTGCCAGAGGTTCTAAGACCTCCGGCAATGGCTCCCACTCAGTCACATCGACAACCGATTTTTCTTGGCAGTTTTAGCTGCATTTTTGAAGTCCTGGTTGGATGGACGACCTTTGGTTCCAGGCTTGCGGGGTTTTTTCCCAGCAGCGCGGCGTTTGCGGATGTTGTCGTAAAGACCTGGCTTGCTCATTGAATTAGCTCTTTAGAACGGCTTCAATCAAAACTGGAATCACAACTGCTATTGCAGCTGCAATCACAACGACTTGAGCCATGCGTTTTTCTAGTTCGTTCAAACGCATGAAGATTTCTTTGACGGTCGATCGCAGCTCTGTGATTTCAGACTGAGCGTCTTCAACCATGTAGATCAACCGATCGTCATCACTCATCGCTGCTTTGGCCTTAGCCGGGCCACGGTGCCAAGCACCAACTCAATCACAGAATTGTCCTTGAGTTTGCTCACTCCGATCAATTCAGAGGCAGCGGTAAAAACAATCCAAAACCATGGCTCTTGCAGAAAATGCATAGTCATTTCTTTTTAGGTGTGGTTTCAGTGGGCTTTGTAGGCAGGGGGCATTCGATGTTGTTCATGCGGAAACAGTTGCGGTGATGGTGACCTCTTTAGGTGAATCAGATGCAGTTGCACTCGTCAAGGTGCAGCGAACAGTGGCAGCACCTGCTTCATCACCAACAAAGGTCACTGCCGCTTTGGTGGAACTGCCTTTGATCGATACAGCAGTGCCTGTTCTGATTGCCCACTTGTAGGTGACATCATCTGCATCACCATCAAAAGCAACAGTGACTTGCGATTCAACGCCGACGTTCAAAGCCAAGTTGGTGCCAGACAGATCAACACCAGCAGCAGCAGCGTTGCCAATGGTTGGTGCTGGTGGTGCTGGATCCTTGCCATCGAAATGACCGAGGCCAGGAACGTAGATGTCGCGTTTATGCCGTTTGGCATAAGCCAATGCTTTCTTCTCAGCAACAGAAGCTGGAACAACTGAATCGCAGTTGAACGCGACTTGGTAGTTGTTGGGAAGGTAGACCGAACCTGATGCCATCTGCAGTGCAGCAGTGTTGTGCAATCAGTCTGCCTTAAAACAGAAGCTCAGGCACCACATAGGATCCCTGAGCTCCTGTCACACACCACCAGTGCAAACCACTGGTGACACCAGCCAGGAACCACCCTGAACCAGCACACGCAGCTTACAGGCGAAATCAGTAGCCCTTGCCCTTTCCTTTGCCCTTGCCGCCTTTACAACCCTTTTTGGCCATTGAACCACAAGGTCAGTTGCCAAAACTATAGCCGTCGTTCAGAAAGAATCTGATCAAGAAAGAACTCGCGTTGCCCTTCAAGCAGATCCAGGATTGACAAGCAGATGCCACGCATGTGCTGGATGTCGTCGCAACGCAAAATCTCGCGCCTGGCCACTTCCATCTCAAACGAGTGAGCGCTGTTGTCCATTAGGGCGATCCCCATCACCTGACCCAGCTTTAGCCAGAACTGCGCAGGCCAGCAGTGCCAGCGATGCAAACAGCTTCCAGCAGGATGCTGATCACCTCTTTTTTCTTCAGCTCC